TTTTTCGCGTGCCCGCGGCGGCGGGCGGGCGCGCGGGGGGGCCCCCCCCCCCCCCCCGCCCGACGGCCGACAGCCGTCGGCCTGCGCGCGACCCAAAAAAGGGTTTGCCCGTGTCGGTAAAAGGTTGACCCCCAAGGATTTTTGGACTTGTGGCGGTCAGTGCCGCCGCCGCGCGGCCCGCCCCTTTTCAACCCCGGCGCGCACCGCTCTCGACTTTGCGATCTGGTCCCGCACCGCCTTGCGCGCCAGAGAGACGCCGACCACCCGTGTCAGCAACTCGACTGCCTCCGAAAGCTGCGCGGCGTGAGCCCCGGCCTTGCCCTTGCGAAGCGCATGCAGCAGAGCGTCCAGACAGGTCGAGACGGGCGGCCTGACAAGCTGCACCAAGACCGCTTCCGGCAGCAGAACGCCCGCGTCCTCGCCGCGGCGCAGCCCCCACAGCGCCGCCGTCGCGCCCATGAGCACGAGGGCGTCGCGCCCGAGCAGGTCGGGGATCGCCTTTTCGACGGCCTCGATGCTCGCCGCGATGCGCCCGGCCTCCTTGTCGGCGCGCAGTGCGGCCTCCTCGCTGTCGGCCCGGTCGATCAGAGCGACGCAGGTTTCGATGATCTCGTCGGTGGAAAGTTCTTCGGTCACGGGCATCCCCCTTGTTTGAAACCGGGCGCCGCGCAGCGCGGCGCCCGGCATGTTCAGGCCGCGCGGGCCAAGTCCGCCATGCGGTCGGCCAGCGTCCACAGCGCGCGGTTAAGCGCCGTGTTCTGGTCGAGGCCGCGCACCTCGCGCGTCGTCACCCGACGCCGCTGCCCGGTTTCGTTCACCGACACCCCGCGCTGCCCGCCGCGGATGCAGTTCTCCTGCACGCGGTTGAAGGTCGTCCACAGGTCGGTCGCCCGATCTTCGGCGCGACGCGGCGCCAGAAGCGCCCGCGGCGACACCGGCGCGCGGTCCTGATCCGGGAACCGGACCATGTGCGCCGCCTCGGCAAAAGCCTCGGCCTGCTGGTCGGTCAGCGCGATCCCCGACATGTTGCGGACGCCCTCGGTCACGCGCTCGCGCTCGCCGAGGACGGTGTAGGCGCCTTCGATCACGTCGTGCGCCACCTGATCCGCCCGCCCGCTGTGCCGGACCTTGACCGGCGAGAACCTCTCGCCGACGGCCAGCCCGTTGAAGCAGACGAACCGGAAGAACCCCGGCAGCATCGAGTAGGCGGCGGTGCCGTCGTTCGCGTTCGTCAGGATGACCTCGAAGGCGTGGCCGTGCAGGTTCGTCGTCCCGCGGTGCCGAAGCCGCAGCATGTGCTTGGTGAACTCGCGGCGGTCGGCGTCGCGCGTCCGGCTCTGCGCCGCGGCAAACACCTCGAACCCTTCGCGCATCAGCCCCTCCACGACCGAAGCGGTCGGGATCGGGATGAAGCGGTCAGACCGGCTGTCGTGGGCCTCGGTGGCGAACACCGACGGCACGACGCGGGCGATCTCGGCGAGGGTCAGCGCCTCGCCGTTGCGGGCGGTGATCGAAGGGCCGCTGATGGCGCGGCCATGGCGAAAGGATTGGTAGGCGTTCATGGGGCCGTCTCCCGTTTGATCCGGCGGCAACGCGCCGTCCGGTGAAGGACAGATAGCCCGTGCAGAGGCCCTAGTCAAGGCCCTTATAGAGGCCCCTGTGCAATTTTTGTCCGGCGTCGGGCAAGCCCGACGCCGGGGGGCGCGCGCCCAAGCGCGCGTGCCCCCCTGAAAAGGGTTCGCCCGTGTCGGTAAAGACTAGGCCCCCGCGGATTTTCGCGCGAGGCTGACGACCTGCCCTTCCGCGTGCTCGCCGACCGGCTCGACGCGCCACATGCTGGACGATCCGACCGCGCGCTGTTGCCGCAGCACCAACCCGCTGGCCACCACGTCCCGCCGCCACCGCAGCGCCCTGCCGATGCCCTTGGCGCTCAGCGACGGGGCCAGCCCTTCCAGCGCGTCGCGCAGCGAGGGATCGCCTTGCAACGCCGCAGCCTTGTAAACGTCCGCCGAGGTGAACCGGCTGTCCCCGAACCGCACCCGCAGCGCGTGCAGCAGGTCGCAGGCGTCTGCCACGCCGTCCGCCTCGGCCTCGACCTCGGCGACCGTCTCGTAGGGATCGGATAGCCCGAGGTCCGGCCAGCGTTCGGCGAGTTCGACGACCGCAGCGCCGATCAGGTGATCCCACGTTGCGAATGACCGCACCGTGCCGCGCCGTCTGCGCCACGGCCCGCACAGCAGGCCGGTGGCGACCCGGCAGAGGCGTTCGCGGTGCTCGACGATGAACTCCAAGGGCCGCATCGAGAAGCTGCGCCCGGTGGGCCGTTCCAGCCCGCTGTCCAGCCGCACCAGCACGGCCCGGCGGGCGAGGTCCGGCCCGAGCGTCATGTTGTTCCCGGTCAGGATCAGCAACTGCGCCGTGTCCACGGTGGCCATGACCGACGTGCCGAGAGGACGCCCGGTATAGCGCGGCGAGGTGACATAGGCGGCCAGCGGCGCGGCGTTGATGACGCCGGTCAGGTTGTCGTAGATCGCCGCCGGGGCGCCGCTGCGCCCGAGAGCGAGCAGACGCTTGTCGATCTCGGCGTCGTCGCGCCCGCCGCTTTGAAGCATCTGCACTGCCTGTGGGCCGGACCCGGCCAGCGCGGCGAGGCAGGTCGCCAGCAATGTTTTGCCGGACCCGGGCGACGGGGCATCGACACAGATCAGGGGCGCTGTGTCGAGGCCCGGCCTGCACACGGCGGTCAGGACGGCCGCGAGCAGCGCCCCGCGGCTGACTGCCGGGAACTCGGCGAACGGCTCTAGCAGTTCGCCGACAGCGGCGGCCACGTCCGCTGCCCCGACCGGCGGTATCTGGCTTCGCCCGACGGGCAAGGCCAGATACAGCCGCGTCTCGGGGTCGTAGCCCGTCGCCCCGGTCAGCGGCACTGCCCGCCCGTCGCGCCAGACGGCCAGCGGGGCGGTGACGGTGGCGCGCAGTGCCGGTGCCCACACGTCCGCCGACGCGGCCAGCGCCGCCACCAGCCCGGCGGGCGGATCGACGCGCAGGGTCCGGTTCCTCTTGCGCGCGACGAATGTCGTTCGTCTCGCGGCTTCCAGCCCGAGACGCGGGCCGGTGACGGGCATGACCCCGCCGGTCTCGTCCACCAGAACGACCTGTCCGCCTTGCTGATAGAAGCGCCGCGTCGCGGCGAGCACCGCCCCTACCGCGTCCACCTGTCCGGGCAGGTCGCCGTCATCTACCAGCAGAACAGGGGTCTCGTCCGTCGCGGGTTCGCTGCCCTCGTCGGGCGGGGCGAGGATGGCGGCGAGCCGTTCGGCCCCGTCTTCGGGGCGCTGCCGACGGCGTTCGATCTCCTCGTCGATGCGCTCGTCATTCGGCAGGTAGATCGTGCCGGACGAGGTTTCGTAAACCCGCACATCCCCCTCTAGCCCCGACGCGCCCGCATAGGCGATGCAGCGCGTCAGGTTTACCGCCCTGCGCCCTTCCAGCCATGAAGCGGACAGTCTGACCTGTTCATGGTCGTAGGCCAGTTCCGACAGGGTTTTCAGGTCAACGAGGCCGAACCGCTCGGTCTGATAGACCCGCCCGGTTGGCAGCGTGCGCTGCACACCGCCCCCGTCATGGTGATCGACGATGATCTTGCCACGCTCTTTCAGCAGCCGGTCCGCTGTCGCCACGATGGCGGAGAGGTCGGCCTGATCGACTTCCGGCAGTCGCGCCAGCGGCGTGTCGAGCGGGCTGTTTTGCGCCCACGCATAGCGCCGCTCGTTCTCGGTGTGCCAGCCCAGCGCGCCGACCTGACGCCCGTGCTCGCCGGTGAAGACCTCGACTTTCGCGGTGTTGTCCTTCACCAGCGCCGTCAGGCTGGCCGCATCGGATAGCCGCCCGCGCCCCCGGCGCCGCAGCAGCCACAGTTCCCGCCCGGGCGCGCCGCTGCTCCGCACGCCCATGGCCGCGCCGATCCGATCCCACAGCGCCTGCGGCAGCCGGTCCACCAGTTCTTCGGTCAGATCGGCGTCGTTGAAGTCGATGTCCACGGCCACCAGACCGCCCTCGACCCGCAGCCCGGTCGCGTTCGACCAGTGCAGGCGAGACCACGCCTGCACGGTGTCATTCGTGACGGGCAGCCTCGACCATTCGGAAAGGAAGCACCGCTTTCCTTTCAGGGGCAAGGGCGTGTAGCCGTTCGCCAGAAGGCGGATGCGGTCTTCGGTGAGGTTCATGTCAGTCGCCGATCTTCGTATACCATTCGCCCGTGCTGACGCTCGCGGCAAGGGGCAAGTCCGGCGCCCACATGGGCCGGGCGCGCATCACGCCCCGCAGCGTCGCGGCTTCGCGTTCGGCGTCGGCCTCGGGGGCGAGGCCGACGATTTCATCGTGGGTATGCCCGACGAGCACGAGGCTCGTCTGTGCCTCGCGCCGAAGGTCGTCGAGGTAGGTCAGCGTCTCGCGCAAGAGCACCGCGGCTACCGCCTGCACCGCGTTCTCGACAAGGGTGCCGTGCCACAGCCAAGAGACGCGCCCCTGTTTCAGGTAGGAAAGCTGCTCCTTGGTCGTGCCGTCCTTCATCGTGCGGACCCGCATGCGGACGCCGGGGTAGTAGAGCGGGAACCCGTCCGGGAGCACGCAGACCAGCGTCCCGCCCAGCAGACGCGGCAGGTAGGCGTAGGTCAGCCGCCCGGCGCGATAGGGCGTCTCCGGGTTCGACATGGCGCGCAGCGCGGCCTCCCACACCGCCCGCCAGAAGGTCGGAGCCCACGCATTGCGCTCGCGCCAGCGCCGGACGATCTCGCGCGCTTCGGCGTCGTCGAAGGCGACGCCGTAGTTCAGGGCCATGTTGTGCAGGGCGCCCGGCCCGCCGCCGAACCCGAGCGACAGCACGGGCACCTTGCCGTGCGACTGGCGCTCTGCGCTCGTCACCTCGGTTGGCGGCTTGCCGAGGATGTCCCCGGCCTGCACCCGGTAGATGTCCGGCGCGGTCTTGTCGAGGTCGTTCTGCTCGAACACCTGCACCACGGCGTCCCCGCCGAAGTCCCATGCCAGCCACGGCGTGATCCGCGCCTCGATGGCCGACCAGTCGCCCCACACCAGAAGCCGCCCGGCGGGGGCGCAGATGGTCGGCCGCAGCAGCGCGGACAGCATCTTCCCCGGCTCCCCGAAGGTCTTGGCCACGGCGTCGTAGGCCGCCGCCCCGCGCTCGCTGATGAGGCGGATGGCGTCCGCCTCGTCGTCGAGGGTCTTCAACGTGACGCGCGGCAGGTTGTGCACCTGCACGCCGCGCGACGCGAAGCGCCCTGTCGCCGAGGCGCCGCAGAAGACATAGCCGCCCGGCAGCCAGCCGCGACGAGGCCCGTCCGGCTGCGCCATGGCGACGATCTTGGCATACTTCCGCGCCCCCGCCGCGCCGCCCCACAGCTTGGCTTCCAGAACGTCCCGCAGGGCGATGACCTGCGGATGCGGGTCGTCGCCGCGGTCGAGCATGGTCTGGATCAGCGCGAGAACCCGCTCGACCCGGCGGCGGCCCAAGCTGTAGGCACCGACAGCCCGCGTGGCGGCGTCCTCGTCAGGTTCCTCGTCGTCGTTGTCGTCTTCACCTTCGCCCGTGGCGATCATGGGTTCGGCGTCCGGCAGGTGTTCGGCGATGATCCGGAGGCACCAGCCGATCAGCCGGACGGATTGCGTGACCTTGGTCACGCGGCCTGCGGTCTTCTCCTCGATGAGCGTGTTCGTTTCGGCATAGGCGCGCTCGGCCAGTTGCGAGGCGGCGCGGGCAAACGCCAGATCGACCGGCAGCCCCTGATCGTTGATCCGCTCCGAAGCCCAGTAGTCCTGCCAGTCGCACAGCCGCAGGTGCGGGGTGGCGGCCCATACGTCGCGCATGGCGGCCACGTCGTCCGCCGCGTAGCCGACGAACGCCGCCCAGTGATCCGGGGCGTCGCCGGGGGCCTTGTCGCCCGTCGAGAACATCCGTATCAGCGCCTTCCCGGCGGTCTGCTTTTCCACGCCGCCAACCTGCCGGGACGATAGAAGCAGGGTTGCGGGCAGGTTCGCCCGCGTTGCGCGGACCATGGCGCACAGAAACCACTCGACCTCGAAGAACGGGGCGCCGTCGATGCCGTCGGTCAGCGCCAGCCGGTCGAACCCGGCGTTCCACGCGACGAACTTCACCGGCTCCCCGGCAGCCGCGCGGGCGGCGAAGGCGCGAAGGTCTTCGGGGGCGTCCGCCCATGTCAGCCGCTCGCGGTCGGCGACTGCCCACGTCCTGACATCCCCGCCGTCGATGGCATAGGCGACGATCAGCACCCGGCACTCCTCGGTGTGCCGGTAGGCCCCGACCTGCGTCACGTCGCGTTCAGGCGAGGCGCAGGTCTCGCAGTCTATCCAGCAGATCGAGGCGGGGATCAGCGGGGCGGTGCTGCTTTCCATCGGCGATGGCTCCGATCACGGCGTCAACATCCGCCTCGCTCCACAGCACGACAACGATATGGCCCATGGATCGTAGCCTGTCGTGCCAGACGCGCTGCGCGGCGGCAAGGCGGCCGGTCGGGCGCTTCATCTCGCACCAGATCGTCACCCCGTTCGGCAGCACTATAAGCCGATCCGGGACGCCCTTCAACCCTTTTGGGGCCATTTTTATGGCCTCGCCCCCGACACCTTTTATGGCCATTACCAGCGCCCGCTCTATTGACTTCTCAAGTGGCCCTGTGTATGTCCTTTCAAGAGCACTCATATGGGAGGCAGGTCATGGTGACTTTCGAGGAGCGTCTCGCCGAAGTGAACCAGCCGCGCCGGACTGTCAAGCTGCGTCTGGCGGTTCCGGTTGCGGATCGGTTGGACGAACTGTCCGCGCGGACGGGGGCGACGAAGGCGGCTATCGTCGAGGCCGCGCTGCGGGCCGCGCTCGACCCGTCGGCAGACTGACAGAGCAGCAATATGCCGAAGCACAGCACACTCATGGGCGGCAGCATCACCCGCCGCAGGCTCAATTGCCCGGCGTCCTATCGCCTGACGCTTCGGGTCGAGGAGGGGGCGCCTGACGAGTTCGATGTCGCAAGCGGCGCCGCGCTGCGCGGCACCGCGCTGCACGCCGCCATGGAGGCCGGGCTGGATGTCGCCTTCGGCCCGAACCTCGACACCCCTTTCAAGTATGTCCACGACGACGGTCAGACCTATACGGTCGGGATGGACGAACTCGAAAACGATCTGCTCGTCGCGGTCAAGGCGCGTGAGGCTGTGATCGACAGGTATTTCGACCCGGATGGTGTATCCGTCGAGACCCGCGAAGTGTCGGTCGCCTTGCCGGATCACATCGCCCCCGACGCTTTCGGCACCTGCGACTTCCTGCTGTATGGCGGGCGGACGCTGCTGCTTGTCGATTACAAGTTCGGGTATCGTCAGGCGAAGGCGAAGGAACAACTCATGTTCTATGCCTGCGGCGCGCTCGACCGGGTGATCGACGGCGTGCGGATTGACCCCGAGCGGGTCGTTCTGGCCGTCGTGCAGCCCGCAATCAGCCCGGACGCCGAGGTATTCGAGGTGTCGCGTGCGGAACTGGACGCCTTCCTCAGCCGGGTTGCGGTTGCGGTCGAGGACATGCAGCGCGAGGACGCCGAGCACCGCCCGGTTGCCGGGGACTGGTGCCAGTATGCACCGTGCGCCCTCGTCTGCCCGCTCAAGGCGCGGGCGGTGTCCGCAGTCGAAAGGCTCGCATCCGTGATGTCGGGTGTGGAAGTCCAGCCTGCGCTTCCTTTGGTGCCGGAAGAGCAGGAGGTGATCGAGACGGTCTCGGCCGTGCTTGAACGCGCCGAGATGCTCGAAACCCTGATCGAGGCCGCAAAGGCGGCGGCGTTTCGCCTGATCGACGCTGGCTTCGATGTTCCGGGCTGGACGATCAAGGAGCGGCAGCGCCCGCGCGAATGGGCTGCCCCCGACACCAGCGTGATCGCCGCACTGCGGCGGGTCAGCCCCCAACTCGGGGCAAAGAAAATTGCGCCGAGGGCCTTGCTCAGCGTGACGAAAGTGGAAAAGCTGGCAAAGGCTCTTGATGTGGAGATACCCCCGAGACTGGTGCGGCGGGGGGAGCCGTCGCGGGCGCTGGCACGCGACGGAAAGCCTGACAAGCACCTTGAACAGGTCGCCAAGCTGGCGGCCGATGCCTTGCAACAGAAGGTCGAAAGGGTAACGGAAAGATGAGCAACATCACGACAACGGCGGGCGGTTTGCCCGCCGGTCTCGCAGGCTTGGTGACGGGCCTGCGCGAGACCGCGCAGGAGTTTGCACGAAGCGGGTCTTCGGTCCCGCTTCTGAAACTGGCGAAGTCGGGCGAGTGGACCGTCGGGAAAGATGAGGATGTCGTGGAAAACGGCACGCAGGCCGTGGTCAACGTCCTCGGGATCGAGCGGGGCTATGTGTGCTGGGGCAAGGGCGCCGATGAGGGGCAGCTTCTCGGGAACGAGATGCGCCCGCTGTCTCGTCCCGCGCCGGACCCGGACAAGCTGCCCGCGCTGAATGGCGATTGGGAGAAGGTCATCGCCATTCCGATGTCGCTGCTGCTGGACGGCGGCAGGGTCTACCCGGTCATCTACAACGCCAAGTCCAAGGGCGCCAAGGACGCGGGGGAAAGCCTGCTGATGGCGGTCGCCGATCAGGCATCGGCCGGAAAGCCCTACGTTCCGGTGGTCGCGCTGCAAACCGACAGCTACAAGCACGCCAAGTATGGCCGCATCTACAAGCCGGTGCTGCAAATCGTGCGCTGGATGACGGTCGAACAGGCGCTTGGACAGGCCGAAGCCCAAGAGCCTGAACCCGGGGCCGAACCGGCCGGTTCGGCCGCGACCTCTGGTCACGAAGGCGTTGCGACGAGTTCCTCCCGTCGGCGCAGGCTGTGACCCTCGCCGGGGGGCGGCGTTCGCCGCCCCCGGCACCCTCTCCTTCTGTTTTCGACAGGTAGCCATGGAACTCCGGCCGGACCAGCTTAAGGCGGCAGAGGTGCTTGCCTCTCGCCCCGACCTCCTTCTGATCGCGCCCATGGGCGCGGGAAAATCGGTCATCGCCCTGACCGCGGCCTACAAGCTGCTGTCGCAAGGCGGCATCAAGCGCATCCTCGTTCTGGCACCGCCGAACGTCGCCCGCTTCTCGTGGGTTCAGGAGGCCGCCAGATGGCCGCATCTGCGCGGCTTGCCGATCCGGTATCTCGGCCCCGAATTGCCGCCACGGCGGCGTCTTGAGGCATTTCAGCGGCCCCTGCCGGGCATCACCGTCACTTCCCTCTATCTCCTGCAATGGCTGTGCGATCAGCGCCTGATCGGCGAAGGCGCGCCGTTCGAGGCGGTGATCGTGGACGAGATGTCCAAGGCCCGGGCGCCGCGCGGCGCGCTGTCCAAGCTGCTGCGGCGGCTGGCCCCGAAGCTGAAACTGCGCTGGGGCCTCACCGGGACGCCGCGCCCGACGAACCAGATCGACCTGTGGGCGCAGGTCCAGTTCGTCAGCGGCAACAGGGCGTTCGATCCCCGGTATGACGTGTTCCTGCGGGAATGGTGCGAACCGCTCGACTACAACCAATACACATGGCGGATCAGGCCGACCCGCGAGGACGCCTTCCGCCGCCGGGTGGCCGAGTTCGTTCACGTCATCCTGCCGCGCACCGCAGGCACCATGGCGTTCGTCGAGGTCGATCACCGGCTCGCCCTGCCGCACCAGCAAGCCGCCGCCCTGAACCGGCTGCACAAGCACGCGGTCGCCGAACTGGACCCGGCCCTCGTGCGAAAGGCTGTAGGCCGCCCCGACGAGATGACGCGAGCCGAGGTTGTCGCCCTCACCCGAGCGCATGCGGTCGGCATGATGGGGCAGGTCTTGCAAGGGTTCCTCTACGCCGAGGGCGAGGACGGCGGCCGGATCGTCGGGAACCGCTACTACACCCCGCCGGTCAAGTATCAAGAGGTGGCCGACATTTGCGAGGAGACGGACGAGAACCTGCTGATCGCCTATAACTACGTCGCCGAGCAGGACATGCTTGAGCGAGCCGTCCCCGGCGTGGCCTTCCTTTCGGAAAACCCGGCGCAGGCAGTGCAGGCGTGGAACGAGGGGAAGCTGCGGGCGCTGGCGCTGCACCCCGCCAGCGCCGGGCACGGCCTGAACCTGCAATTCGGCGGACGCCGCCTTATTTTCGCCGCGGTGCCTTGGTCGCCGGAACTCTACGCACAGACCTGCTTCCGCATTGCCCGGCCCGGGCAGACCGGCGATGTCTACGTTCACCGGATCGTGTTCGACCACTGGCTTGAGCACGTCAGGCTCGCGCGGCTCAAGGCGGCGCTGGACGAGCAGCAGGCCGAAATCGAACGGCTGCACGAAGAGACCGAAGGCCGTTGACAAAGGCCTATCCACGGCCTACGTTCAGGGCCTACAGACTATCGGGGAGTGGTGCTATGCCCTACATGCTGCGCCTTGTGCGGCGAAACCTCTTCGCCAGCGCCTGCATCGCGTTCTTTGTCTGGCTCGCCGCCGTGGAGTTCATCGAGAAGGGCGACTGGGGGTTTCTCGTGTTTTCGCTCGGCTTCGTGCTCCCGCTGCTCATCTTCCTCTTTTGGCTGCACGCGAAGATCGAAGAGGCCAACATGCGGGCGGCGCGCTGGGAGCCCGCGCCATACCGGCCGTGGCGCTCGATTGGCCTCATTGCCGGGGCGGCGGTCTTCCTCCTGACCTTCAACGTCTTCGCCGCGCTCGGCTTCGGCCTGCTCGTCGGCTTCGTGACCCGCCGCATCCTTGTTGGCTGACATGATCGAACAGCACCAGAACCCAAGAACTGCGTTGGGCGGCATCAAGCATGACGCCGACAAGAACCCGCTGCACCTGATCCCGCCCGAGGCCGTGTTCGCGCTGGGCGAGGTTCTGAAATACGGGGCGAACAAGTATGGCGACAGGAACTGGGAACGCGGCATGGCGTGGTCCCGCCCCTACGCCGCGCTCTTGCGTCACCTGTTCGCGTGGTGGGGCGGTCAACACCGCGATCAAGAGAGCGGCCTGCCGCACCTCTGGCATGCGCTGGCCTGCCTTGTATTCCTCGTGACCTACGAGGCCAAGGGCGGCGGCGCCGACGACAGGCCGGTGTGACCATGCTGGGCAACCCCCCGCAGCCCCTTGAGAAGCAGGACGCCTTGCGCTCGGCGCTCCGGCGCGGCCTGACCATTAGTCAGGCTGCGCGTGTGGCGGATATGTCGATGAGTGCAGCCGCGCGTCTGGCCCGGCGATGGCGCGCAAACGGAGAACTGCTCGGGAAGACGGTGCAAATCCGTGAAAGGGCGGAGCACGCCCGGAAGATGCTTCTGAACGGGCAGTCCAAGCTGGCCGACAGCTACAGCATCAACGTAGCCTGCGGCGGCGCGCGCCCGTTCTCGGCGTCGCCGGATGAGCGACTGGTGGCGCTGATCCACCTGATCCAGCCGGAGCACGCGGTGGCGGCGCTGCGCCAGATGAAAAGGCGCCGCCAGACCCCGATGCAGTGGCTGGCCAACCGCGTTGAGGGGTTAGCCACGGCCGATGCCATGGCGCAGAGCGCCAAGGCCAAGCGCGTTCAGGACAACCAATAGCCAGTCATCTCCGGCTTCAAAGCCGGGGATGTCAACGCCGAGGCCCTTCTCGATGGCGACAAGGGCGAGCAGCGTCAGGGCGACAAGGTAGGTCTTGCGGCCGTCGAGCGAAGGGATCGTCACGGTCATCGGTGGCTCCTCGGGTTCAGGTTCCGGCGGGCGAGGCCCCAGCAGGGCGTCTGTCAGCGCGGTGTCGATGCCGCCCTCCGGCCGCCCGACGCCCGCTCGCCAGCGGTATAGGGCGACGGCGGCGTGTGTCCGGAACCCGAACACACCGTCCACCGCCCCGACTTCGACGTGACCTGCCGCGACAAGCGCTTGTTGCAAGCGGCGCACGGTGTCCCGGTCCGGAGACACGGCAGGCTTCTTCTCGATCAGCGGCAGACCGGCGTCGCGCCACCGCCGGAACGCGGCTTCCAGCTTGGTGTGATAGCGGTTCGCCGCGTAGCCGGGGCCGTTGTAGCCCCGTGCGAAGCCCTCCCAATCGCCCCGTTGCAAGAGCCTGAGCAGGTTGTTGACGACGATGAACCGCGCCAGCGCGACAAGCTGCTCGTCCATGCCAGTGGTGAAGGCCCGAACCATGCTCTCCGCGCTGCGGTAGCCCAACGCCTCGGCGTTCTGCCCGAGTATCTGCGGCGCCCCGTAGGACGCGGACCGAAGCGCGGCGTCGCGGTCGATCTCCATCGCCGCCAGCAGGCGCGGGTAGCTATCCTTTGGGTAGTCGCGGCGCCACGTCGGGTAGGCCAGTCCGGCGGCCTCCGCCTGCCGTCGGGCGGGCGTAGGCCCGAGGTGCCGCCAGAACAGGTGCGGCTCGAACAGGACGGTGAGGCGACCTCGCGCGTCAAAGGCGCGTCCGGCGGCTTCGACTTCGACCACGGCGGCGATGTGTGCAGGCGTGACCCCGAGCGCATAGGCCATGATGGCAAGCGCCTCTCGCACCGGCGTGTCGTCAGGGCCTTGTCGCAAGAACAGGTCCACGCTCATTTCCGGAGGTGTTCCTCGATGGAGTTCAGCTTCACCAGAACCGTCTGCAACATGGTGCGGGTCTCGGCGTTTTCCCGCACATTCGCGTCCCGCAAGCTGTCGTGTTGCGCGCGGAGGACGGCGAGTTCCACTTTCAGGTCATGGATGACCTGACTGTGGTTGCGAATGACAATCAGCAGCGGGATGACCAGATAGGCAAGGACCGCGTTGACCAGCGGAAGCCAGTCCGCAAAAATCCGAGGCAGGTCGGTTGTCATGATGTAATCGCGCGCGCTCATTGAGGGTGAACCCGGAACCCCGCGAAGTCCGGGTCCAGCAGCTTGCGCCGAACGTAGACCGAAAACTCCGGCGTTCCAATGCGCGCGCCGCACTCCGCAGCCCATTGTTGCGCAACTACAAGAGGAATTGAGCCCAGCTTGCGCCAGCGCGCATCGCCGAACGTGCGCCCCGCGCCGAGCGCCGCAAGGGCTCGGTTCTCGTCCAGAAGGGCTTGAACTTCCTGTTGCTCCACGTCGTAGAGCACGCCGTCCTCGATCAGGAGCGCGCGAGCAATGCCGTCCCTGTCGGCCATGTCAGACCCCGCGTCTGCGGCGTCCGGTCGTGGCGGTCGGCCCCTCCTGCGATGCCTGTTCCGGCTCCGGCTCCGGCTCCGGCTCCGGCTGCGGCTGCACGCTGCACTGGTGCGCGGCGTTCAGGTCCGCGGCGGTGACGGGCGTCTCCGGCTCGGCGAAGCCGTGTTGGAACAGGAGGACGGCCTCCTCGTCGGTAACGGTCTGCACGTCGCCGCGCGCCCGCGGCGCGTCGTTGATCCACACGCCGCGATCCGTCGTCACTTTCACCTGCATGTGCCTCTCCCGATGACTGAGCCGGGCCTGCGCACCATGCCGCGCAGGCCCGTCCGGTAGATTACAGCGCGCCGTTGATGTCGGCAACGATGCCGTGTGCGGCTTCGGTGTCCACTTGCAGACCATACTCGTTGGCGATCAGGCGGCGCTCGGAGTGGCCCGTGCGCGCCAGTTCCTTCTGGCTGGTCTTTTGCAGGTAGGCGACCCGGGCATACTTCGGATCGAGGATGAACACGTCGCGCGCCCGCTGGAAACGGTTCGGCACGACTTGAAGATCGCCGAAGTCAGACACGTAGAGGTCCACGGCCGCGACGATCTTCTTGTCGCTGATGTCCCGGTAGCGGGTCGCCGAACCCGTGAACGAGGACGAGATTTTCTGCTTGACCAGACCGCCGCACATGATGATCGACGGCTCGGCCCCGGCATCCCAGCAAGAACGGATCACGCTGTTCAGCAGCGTCTCGGTCAGCGCCCGAAGGGTGCCGTCCGTCGCCGCCGCGTTCGGGTAGCCCGCCGAGGTGCCCGAGAGGGTCGGGTTCGCGCCGCCGCTCCCGCGCGAAACGTTCGTCCGCATGAACGCGGGGAGCCCCGCCGTCGCCCGCGCGACGGTGTTGCTGCCGGGGTTCGCGGCCACGTTCGCCAGAAGCATCGTCTCCATGTCGCGTTTCAACTCCTTGAGTTTCAGCGCGACCTGCTTGGCGAGCGTCTGCACGTCGCCAACGCCGTTGACGGCGTTCGCGGTCGTGGTGACTTCCACCACCTTGTCCGAGATTTGGGCGTAGTTTTGCAGCCGGACGGCGTTCGTCGGCACGTCGTTGCTCGGCGCGTTCTCGCCTTCGAGAACGCGGTTCGAGCCGTTGGGGGAGGCCAGCGTCACGACCGGCCACTCGTAGAGCGTGTTGTCGATGCTTTTCGTCCCGATAGCCGACATGAACGGCGTTTCGGTCGGGCTGATCATCGTGAGGGCTTCCTGCAAGTCCTCGCGGATGGTGCTGACGCCGTAGGTGGCGTTCGCGTTCGTTGCCAGCGGCATGAGGTTCTCTCCTGAAAAATGCGATCAACGGCGGCGCGCGGGCGCGACCAGCATGGCCGCGATGTCGTCCACGTCACCAGTCTTGGCCGCACGCTCCCGAAGCTGCACCAACCGGCGCGTCGCCTCCGTCGTGGTCGTCTGCCGCTGCGCCGGTCCCGCCACCTTGCGGGGTGCCTCTGCCACGAGCGGCCTGTCGGCCTTCTCTGCGGTCTTGCTCTTGCGATACCGCACTGCGTCATATAGCACGCGCAGCGCCCGGTGGTCAACCAAGCGCGTCAGTTCCTGCGGCGTGAAACCGTAGACCTCGGCGCCGAGTTTCAGCACGTCAGCCCGGAAGCGTGCGACGTTCTGCTTGTCCGCCAGTTCCGGGACCGCCTTGAGCAGCTTGTCCATCTCGTCCCTGATGGTGACGGCACGCACCGTGAGTTCGCTCTGCTGCGCCGCCTGATCGGTCTGGCCGAGGGTCGCAAAGAACGCCTCGTATTTCTGCTTCTGGTCGTTGTAGTTCGCCAGCGCCTCGATGTAGCCGATAGGGTCTTTGTCGAGCATCTCGCGCGCAGGCGGCTGCGGCGCTTGAAGCGGCACGCCGGACTGCACGGCTTGCAGCGCCGTCGCAAGGGCGTTCCGCTCGGCCATGAGCGCCTGATACGCCTCGGCCGTGATTTGCCGGGCCTGCGCCACCTCCTGCATGCCCTTCTGGATATAGGCTTGCCCGGCGTAGCCGCGAACGAGTTCGGCTTCGGAAACCTCGATCTCCTTGCCGTCAACCTTTACACGGAACGTGCGCTCGGGCGCCTGATCGTCGGCGTCGCCTTCGGCGGCGTCGCCTTCGGCGGCGTCGCCTTCGGCGGCGTCAACGCCGTCGGCTTCATCTTGTTCGGCCCCCTCGGCCCCTTCGGCGGCATCGGCTTCTTCGGCATCGGGTGCCCCCTTCTTGCGCTCGTCGTCGTTCTCGGGCGTCTCGACGATGGCGGCCAGAATGTCGCTCTCGGTCGAGGCGCTTGCGGTGTCAGTCAGGTTCGGCGTCATGGTTATCCCTTGGTGATCAGGCGGGCGTCGATGATGGCTTGTTGAAGGCCCTGTATCACATCCTCGGCCACAATGCACCTCTGTCGTGCAGCGAGAACGTCCTCCGGCGAGGCCCCGGGCGTCAGCATCTGCCGGACCTGCTCGACCTGATAGGTTTCCAGCGCCGCCGCAAGGGCCGGGTCAGACAGGAGCAAGTCCGCGGCGCGCGCCTTGCGCAGCGCCGCAGCGACCGCGGCTTCCGTCAGCTTCATGCGACACCGCCGGGCATCTGGCCAGCCAGTTGCGCAAGCATCTGCTGCGGATCAGGCTGCGCGGGCGGGGCCTGCGGGGCGGGCAGGGGCTGTGAAGGAACCGGCTGTTCCGCCGAGGTCGCCGCCTGCGCCCGCAGGATGCCGAGGATGTTCAGACGCACCCCGTGCGTCGCTTCGAGTTCCGCCGCCTTGATGATGAGGTCTTGCAAGAGCCGGTCGCGTTCGAGGTCCGCTTTCGCCCTGTCCTTCTCCATCTGCGCCTGCACGCGGGCCGCGTCGCCTTGCAACTTGGCCTGCGCCTTGATCTGCTCGCCCTGCACGATGGCCATGGCTTCGGGCGACGCGGCGCTGTCAGCCTGCGCAGCCTGCTGTTGCTGCGCCGCCAGTTGCTGCATGATCTGCTGCTCCACCTCGGGCGTGATGACGTTCAGGTAGCGGGTGCCGTTCGGCAGCCCGGCCAGCCGCACCCGGTCCTGCATCGCGTTCGAGATGTGGCGCAAGGTGACGAACGGGTTCTGCAACCCCATGTTCTGCAACATGCCCATCTGGAACGCCAGTAGGCTGTCCAGCGCCTCGACCTGCTCATCGACCCGGCCATTGCCGACGCCGACGTTGACGCGCATCTGCATCGTGTGCCGCCACACGCGCGGGTCGATGGCGTCCGCCCGGCCCAAGAGTTCGGCGCGCTGCTCCGCCGAAGTGTAGCGGACCATCAGGGACAGGATGCGGGTGTAGAGATGCCGCAGCCCTGTCTCGGCGAGGTTCCTGACCATCAGTTCGGTCTGCGCGGTCGCCGCCTCGACCTGCGCCCGCACGGCCTCCCGCGTGGTGGACTGCATGGCATCGGGATCGAGGCCCGCCGCAGCGCGCGTCAGCCCGCTGCGGAGTTCCGACTGCGCGTCCAGATATTGCAGCGCGGGCAGGGTCTGGCCCGCGACGAACGGCACGTCCAGAACCTGCACCATGCCCGGCGCCTTGACGCGAACGATCCCGCCGATCTCGCCGTTCAGCATGTCCGCCATGTTCACGGAACTGTCCACCACGGCGAAGCGCGGGTTGTTGACCATGGTCACGTTGTCGAGGACGCCCCGCATCATCGCGGTCGCGGCGTTCTGGTCGTCGAACAGGATTTCGGAGACGCTGCGCCCGTAGAAGCGGTGTGCGACCGGATCGACCATGAAAAGCGACAGCGGCTGCCCGTCCGCCGGTTCGACCGACAGCGGGATGTAGGACGCGCCGCCCAAGAGGACGCGGTGCAGGACGAGCGGCACCCCGTCCGCGACCTTCATGCGGACATAAAGTTCCGTCAGGCGCACCCGCCGGGTGTCGGGGTCGCTCTCGACCTCGTGCTGCTCCGTCGTGTCACGGCCTAGACGCGCATGCTTGATCTCGCGCAGCAGGTCGTCGTCTACCCCGGGGCTCTGTCCAACCCGCTCCACCGCGTCCGGGTCGTAGCCTTGCGCCTGCAAGTCCCCGAGCAGACAGGTCTTCTGCACGCCGAAAAAGCGCGCCTCGGCGATGTTCGTCGCGGCGGGGTCGATGAAGAAGTCCTCGACCGGGACCGGGTGGACGCAAAGTTGGCCATGCTGGCGGGTGTAGAAGACCGCGACGTTCAGCAGGCCGTCCTCGCGCTCCTCGACTGCCTGCAATACGGCACCGTCCTGTAGCAGGGCCTCGACCTGCTCCGGGGCAACGCCGGTATACTTGTAAAGGCCGACCTCGGAATAGTCCTCCCACGTCGTGTGAATGATGCCGAGGCCCAGCGACACGGCATCGTCGATGGCCGACCGCAGCGCGTTGAAGCCGTCCGCCCGCAGCAGTGCGGCGTGAACGAAGTCCGTCGCCTGTTCGGCCGCCTCCGCCGAGACGAGGCTCGTCGGCAGGAACTCGACCGGCCGGTTGGTCAGCAGGGCTCGCAGAAGCGCGGGCTTGGCGTGCCGGACAGCATCGCGGACGCGGGTCATCACGACCGAAGAACGGCTTTCCTCGACCGGAACATCGCAGAACCCTTCAAGATACCGCAGCGCCTTGAACCACAGCGGCTCGTGCTCGGTCTCGCGGTAGTCGAGCGCGCGCTCGATGTCGGCGCGCAGTCGGCTCAGCGTGTCCTCGTCTTCGGCCAAGGCGCGAGCGGCGTCAACGTGGTCCTTCATCGCGTCCCCTCTCAAGGCTCTCCCGCGCGCCGAGAGCCCCCAGCAAGCCCGCCGACGCGGCGCGCGCCCGAAGCGCCTCGACCAGCCGCTTGGCGGCGTCGCTGCTGTTCAGCGCCGTCTCGACCAGCGCAGCATCGTCGGTCGTGAGATACCGCAGAAGCTGCAATTTCTCGTCGTCCCTCAATGACGGGCTGAACCTCTGTATCACCCGGAACGCGAGACGGACAAGAGGCCGCGTCTCGCCGTAGGCGACAGCGTTGATGCTGTCTGCCACGGGCATGACCGGCGGAGTGTCTCGCGCCAGCCCGGCTGCGGAGGTCATCGAGTTCTTCAAGATGCGCTCGTCGGCCTCCTGTGCAGCCCGCGCCCGCCCGGCTGCCCCCACGACGCGCTCATACTCGTCGGGTTCGACGACGCGCGCCAGATTTCGGCTCGCGGCCCGGTCGGAGGTGGCGACCTCCTTCGCAAACGCGCCCGCCCGCGCGCCCGCCCGGCGCTCGTTCGCCGCGTCCATGAACCCGGCCCGCAACGCCTCGTTGATCCTCTGCCGCGCAGCGGGATCGACCTTGGCGAACAGGTCGTCCACCATGATCTCGGCCTTGTCGGGCGCGAGGGACAGAAGCTGCCTGCCGAGTTTGTAGGCGTCATCTTCGGCCGCGTTGACGGCGGCGGCGGCGCGGGCGGCGGCCAGTTCCGGCGAGGCTTGATCGAGAAGCCCCCGCAGTTCCTGCTCCAAGTCCCGCCAGCCGGGGCCAGCCGCCTTGGACGCCCCTGTGGTGGCGTAGGTCGATGTCGCCTGCGCCGCCAAGGCGCGGCGTGTCAACTCCGCCTCGCGCAAGGTCGGCGGGCGCAGGAACTCGATCTGACCGTCGTCGGTCACGCGGAAGTAGGGCCGCTGCCGCGAGGTGACAGCCACGACTTCCTCGATCTGGCGCGCGACGCCCGGCGACAGCCGGAAAATGTCCGCGATCCTGTCCGCCACCTCGGGCGGTGCCGCAACGTCGAAGCCACCGACCCGAAGCGCGGCCTCGTAGTCGTTCGAGACCCCGCTGCGGGCTGCATCGGATCGCGCTTGGCGCGCCCGCGCCACGTTCGGGCTTCCGGTCGTGTTCAGCGTCCGGTCCATCTCGCCGAAGAAGGCGTCCCGGGTCTGGCCGACGCGCCGAACGATGTTTTCCCGCGCGGGAGTGGCCGCCGCCCCAAGCTGATTGATGTAGCGCCGGATCAGCCCGTGCAGTGTCTGATTGTCAGACAGCGCCTCCCCCGCCGCGATCCGGGCGACGGCCTCATCCGGCGTGATGTTCAGCTTCTCGACAATATCCCGCAGCGCCACCTCGGCGGCGTCACCCGCCCGCCTGCCGAGTTGCCGGGCGGCAGTTTCTTTCACCCACCGGAACGCCCCTCCCGCGGCCCGCATGGCCCCGTAGAGCGCCGGGGCCGCCACACCCCCCACAGCCGCGTCCACGGCAATGTCGCCAGCATCGAACCGTGCGTCGCCTTCCCGGGACAGGACGCCGGTCGCCGCCGACGCGCCCGCGCCCATGCCTGCCAGCCGGGCCGCCGTCCCGAGCCCCGTCCTCGCGGCGGTAGCGGCGCCGCCCGTTATCAGCGCCAGAGGCGCGGTCCCGCCCACCTCGTAGGCTAGGCTCTCCCACGGGCGCGCATCGCGGTAGTCCGCCAGCTTCTGCCTGACCTCCGCCAGCGTGTCGTAGTAGGGCTGGCCGCTCTCGCGCCCCAGCGCCGCAGCCACGGCCGAGAACGGGTTGCGGACGACGGCTTCCAGTTCATCCCCGGCCCCGAACGTGAGCCCCTGCAACGCGGCTCGCCAACGCTCGCGCGGCTCTTCCTTCGGCGGGGGCGGTGTCGCCGCGCCTAGCTGGGCCTCGATGATCGGCACGATACCCTCGATGTATGCCTGCTGCTGGTCCGGCGACAGTTCCTGAAACCCCGGGTCGAGACCAATGAGCACCTCCCGCCCGGAGCCAAGCGTGATCTTGACGGTAACTTGGCCTTTTTTCTCAGTGCTCATCGGCGTCTCTACTGCCAGAGGTCAGGTCACGGCGTCGAAGGCGCAGGGCTGACGCCGAGTATCTCAAACCGGATGGCGCCCCCGCCCGTTGCGGAACCCGCGCGCTCCTTGAACGCCCGGAACGGGTTGTTCTCCTCGCCGAACCTGTCGATCTCCTCAAGGGCCGAAGCCATGTCGCCCGTCCTGATCCCGCGATTGGCGATACGGGCGATCTGAACCCGGTAATTGAACAGCCTTTGAAGCGTATCGACGATCAGCTTGTTCCCTTCCGGGCTGTTCATCAGGCTCGGGACCGCCGCGAAGAACGCGGCAAGGTCCGCATCCGAGATGGCGCCGGAACCCGGCGGGCGCATGGATAGCGCAAGCCGGGACACGATGGCTTGGAACTGCCTCGCCTTCGGCCCCACCAGCGACACGCCCAGCCGGGTGCCGAGGCGGTTCAGGGCCTCGTCAAACCCGCCACCGACCCCCTGCTCGATCAGCCCCGCCAGTTCCTGCACCATCTCGTGGCCTTCATAGGCGGATGTCAGGTCGGTCGCCAGCGGGCGAAGCAGCGACGCCTGCGCCTCGACGGAAGCGATACCGGACGCCTCGCGGACGCGATCCTCGCCGGTAGGCCCGAAGATGGCGCGCTGCGCCTCCGCCGCCGCCCGCGCCTCGATCTGCTCCTCCGAAAGACCCTTGCCGTCCTCAGACGCCCGGATGCGATCCGCAGCCTGTTTCTTGAGAGCCTCGAAGACCACAAGCTGCGCCGGGGTGCGCTCCTCCGACGCCATGCCGAAGCCGACCTCGACCGCCCGCCTCCTCGCCTCCTCCGGCGTCATGCCTTGCGCCACAAGTTGCTGCGTCAGATACTCGATCTCCCGCATCCTTGCCGTCGGGCGGTCCCCGTCCCCTTCCCCTTCCCGCCGCGAATAGATGACGCTGGCAGCGTCCCGGCCAGTCATCGCGCCGGATCGCACCGCGTCGGCAAGATCGGGACGGCCCTGACTTTCAAGCCAGCGGACCGTGCGCGTCGCCTGCGCGTTCTCGCGGCGCTCCTTCTGCATGTTCTCGATCTGGCTGTTCAGCGCCGCGATGAGTTGCGGGTTCGGGTTCACGCCCATGGAGAACAGAATGACCGCGAGGCGCAGCCTGCGCTCCTCGTCGGCGAGCGGCCCCAGCTTTTCCAGCGTTTCCGGCGGAAAGAGGCGGTTCCACAGCGAGGTGCCGGTGCCGGTGCCAGCACCGGCGCCGGGCGGGGACGCCAGCATGTCGGCGCCCGCGCTGCCAGCCAGCGCGCCCACGCCCGCGCCGCCGGAAAGCGTGTCAAACCCGGCCGTGCTGATCGTCATTCGCGTCGCGCCCGGCGTGCGCATGCTGCCCCTCCCCGATCCGGACCCGGCCGGTTCGACATGCCACGGCTCCCACGACAGGGGCGTGGACAGCCCGAACCGGGCGGCGTTCTCCGCAATCCATCTCGCCTCACGGCTGTTCGGGTCGCGCAACAAGCGCCCGCTGCTGTCGGCAAAATCGACTGCCAGCCCCATGTTATGCCGGGATCGGCCCGGCGGCGCAACCCACCGCCGCGCGGCGGCCTCGCTCCCATACCGCTTGACCGCATCGGCAAACAGTCGGGCCTGCACCTCGGGCGAGCGGTAAGCCGATGCGATCTTCAACGCCCGCGGGCCGAGTTCGGCGTCCGCCGCTCGAAGCATGGCCGCCAGACTGCGGGCGTAGTCCGGCCGCAACCCGATGAAGCTGTCAGGCCGCGCCGCCGCGCCCCCGACTGCGTAGGCGCTCCAATTGAACGGCGTGTTCATGCCGCCTCACGGTAACGCCAAGAGGAGCCCGAACAGGTCGAACAGACTCGGCTGTTTCGTAGTCGTCTGCGTCCCGCCGCCCCCCTGCGGGATCGCGCCCAGCGCCGCAAGAGGCAGATTGAGGCTCTGCTGCGGCGAGTTCGTGAAACCCTCGTAGTTGCGCCGGGCAGCATCGAGAACGGCCTGCACGACGCCCTGCTGCATCGCGCCCTGCCGCGCCAGATCGTTATTGACCTGCTGACCTATGCCGAACGCCTGCTGGCCCATGCCCGCCAGCGAGTTGGCCGCGCCAAGGCGCTGCGCCAGCGCCGCGAGGGTGTTCTGCGCGTTCGCCATGGACGCCGCGTTCTGTGCCGAGGCGTTGAACTGCCCGGCGGTGTTCGCGGCCTGCTGATTGGCCCCCGCCGCCTGCATCCCGGCATTGAGGTTCGTCGTTTGCGCCTGCAAGCCCGCCGCCTGATTGGCAAGCTGCCCCTGCATCCCGGTGGCGATGTCCTGCCCGGCCATGGCCTGCGCGTTGGTGAAGTTGTTCGCGTTCAACTGCGCGAGCGTCCGCGCCGCCTGATCGGCGAAGCCGCGGTTTGTCTCGGCCTCGGCAATGCCGTGCCGACTGCCCCCGAAAGCCCGCGCCGCTGTCGCCTGCGCGCCAGTGCCCTGCAAGGCCAAGAGGCGCTGCCGGTTCAGTTCCTGCATCGTCGTGTCGGTGACGTTCTGCTGGAACGGGTTCATGTAGGGTTGCAGGTTCGTCGCGGCGATCTGTCCGGGCTGCACCATGGACGCCGCGACCTGCCCCGGAACCTGCATCATGGCCGGGTTGTAGCCTGCCGCTGTCACCCGCGGCGCTCGGGCGCCAGTCAGGCCCCCCGCCGCCGTCATGGCTTGGGCAAGGGCTTGTGCGCTCTGTGCGAAGATGTCCTGCATGGATCAGTATTCCCCGGGTCCGCGCTCATCCCATTGCCACGGCGGAGGCGGCGGCGGCGGAGGCGCGGGCGCCTGCGCCTGCGGCGGCAAGGCCCCAGTGAAAGGGTTGATAAACAAGGCGTTGATGGCGTCATACTGCCCGGGCCGACGCTGTTTCAGTTCCTCAAGCGCCTGCTCGAACAGCGGAGTGCTGGTATAGCCCTGCACCCCGCCCATCGTTACCGTCGGCGGCATCTGCGGCGGCGCGGCCCCGGCGCCCAGCCCGAACGCCGAAGCGGCAGCGCGCGTGTTGCGCATGGCCGCCTCCTGATCAGGCGTCAACGCCGCAACGTCCGGGCCGGAGTAGGGAACGAAGCCGATGCGCGATATTTCATCGGCACGGGCGAGGTTCCGCTTCGCGGCTTCTTCCAGCCACGGCGGCAGCTTCATCTCAGTTACCTGTTTACCGCCCTTCATCCGATTATCTCCCGCTCCACAAACGCCCCGCGGACGTGCCAGCCGTTTCTGCGGGCCAGCCGGGTCCAGCCGAAACGACCCAAGCCCTCGATCCGCGTGCAGCCGTGCTCCGCACGCGCCCACACTTCCGCCGCCGCCAGTGCGCGGCTAAGCCCGTCCCGATGACCTGCTGCCAGCACGATATTGAGGGCCTTCAACTGTGGATATACCGCGATCTCTGTCAACAGGCAACAGCCCGGCTCACGCCACGGAACCATCTTGCCTTGGAGTATCAACTCGCCGAGGTCGCCCGCTGTGAACCGGCCACCCGCCCAACGGATCGCCTTGTCGATCTTCTCACGGCAGTCAGGAAAAAGGCTGTAGAAGAACTGTTCCGGGTTCATGCCGCGACCGTGGATAGCACGCCGGAGTTACTTACAACCAGCTTCCACCGGCTACCGTCCGGCGCCGTCAGAATGATCGACCCGGCGCCAAGATCGTTGTCGGCGTTGCGCCGAAGAGCGCCCGCAAAGGCGGCTTCTATGGCCGCCGTGCGGCGGCGCTCCACCGCCGGAACGTAGGTATCCGGGACCGCAGGCAGTTTCATCGACGACCCCGCGGCTTGATGATCATCCGACCTTCCCCGAAACGCCAGTCAGCAGCCTCAACCTCCTCGATCTTGACCGAGACGAGCCGCGCCGTGAACCGCAGGTCGGTAGGCATCTGGCTCTCAAGCGTGATAGGGCCGATGTTGCGCTCAGGCCCATTGGGGTAGTCCTGCACAGTGAAACGCAGCCGCGTCTGGCCGAACGCGCGCTCGTCCGCGAGGAAGCCGAGAACGGTCATGGCCTGATCCCCGGCTCCGAGCATGATGGGGCCGCTCGTGGCATAGGGCAGATCGGCACCGGGGCGCTCATTGCCGTCCTCGTGAGTGTATAGCGTCCCGTCCGCACCGGACCAGATCGGCCTTACCCACGGGGCGGCATCGACACCCGCGGTGCGCGCCAGCGCGCCCACGGCCCACACCCCGGTCCTGTAGTTGAACGCCGCATATCGGTCCACCTCGACCGACTGCGGGAAGAACCACCAGACCTCATGCTCCCGGGCGTTGGAAACAGCCCAAACCTTCGATGCCTGCGTCGTGTTCATCCGGCGCAGAACGTCGTCCAGAACCGGGCAGTCCAGCGGCTCCACCGCGCCCCCGGACCAGCGGAAGAAACCGCCGTGGCCCATCCAGTAGGCCGCCCCTTCGACGACCGCAACGGCCTTTGAGGCAACGATGCCGCAGGCGTCGCCGACCTGCTCGAACCCGTAGATGAACGGCGGGCCGATATAGTTCGCCGCGTGCGCGTCGGCATCCGTCAGAAGCAGGGACCGCCCCGCAGCGCGCACGCCGCACAGCAGGCGACCGCGCGTCGTCAGATCGTAGTCGCCTGCGGTATTGGTGGCCGCGGGCGTCCAGACCGTCGGATCGTCCTGATCGGCCCACGCCACGCGGCGCGGGTCGCCGCCGGGGGACAGCGCGAAGACGAACCGCTCGGGCGTGACGAGGACAGACCGGCACCCCGTAGGCGCGTTCGTCAGCACGGCTGCGGGCGGCGGGTCGCCGGGAACCCACGACAGGATGCGCCCATCATCCCAATGGCACGCCAGAAGCAGTTCGCCCCAAGCATCGAACGCCCAAGTCGTGGCCGGAAGGATGGACCGCGCGCCGGTGCGCCGCCGCCCATACGGCCCGTCGTCGCCATACAGCCCCGCGCCATACGCGACACCCTGCACTGCATCGACGCGGCCCACCACCAGCGGGTCCGGTGTCAGGTCCACCGGCGTCAGGTTCGGGCCGGTCGCGTAGAGTTCCGACGCGGTTCCAAAAGCCAGAAACCTGTCGCCGCCGATGTCGCGCCATGCGAACATGCCCCGGATGGGGTCCGTTGCCGCGTCGTCGATGATGCGACGCCAGCCGCCGACAGGCCGCAGGACGCCCTCGCGCCAGCGGATGAGGCTGCTGTCGATCCAGCGCCCCTGCGACGCCAGCGGGGCACCGGACGCGACGACACCGGGCGGGATGCGGAGCGGGAAGTAGGGCATCGACTAACTCTGGCGGTTAAAGCGCGCTGGCCGCCGTCAGAGACAGCTTTGAAGGCCCGGGCTCGACGACAGCCGACACGGTTTCCCCCTCAGCAGAACACGGCGACGTTGCAGACATTGGCATCATAGAGGACATCCGTGTTGTTGTCAGAAATAATGATCCGCACAGACGTTGCCGAATACGTCCCGGCCCAGCCAACAAAGGCGCCGCTCCCGACCGTGACATGCACGCAAAGGTTCGCCGTCGGCATGGGGGTGCTGAACACAAGCGTGTAATCCCCCACATCGTTCCGGCTTACAGAGGCGATGTTCCCGCTGGACCGTATGAAGGGCGGGTCTACGGCGGCGAAGTTGGCCCATGCGCGGCAGGCATAGATCGGGGCAGCGCCAGCGGCGTTCAGCTGCGAACGCAACTCTGCGGACAGGTTGTCGGTGTCGATGACCCGGGACCACGCTCCAAAGTTGTTGGACGACTGACGACGATACCACATCTCGTTCGAGCCGCCGCGGAAAGCGATCTGCGTCGTGCCGTCCGCGGAACTCCTGAAAGCGAAGACCCGGTAGAAATTGGCCGCCGGGGCGTTGGTGTGGGGCGCCGCGACGATGTAGGTTCCGGTGTCCAGCGCGGCGTTAGCGTCGGTGACGACCGTGGGCGTGTTCCTGACCGGGGCCAGCGCCGTGATGGCCTGCGCCGTCCGCAGCGGGCTCATCGCCTTGTCGGCGACAGTGCCCGCCTCGGCCTCGGTCTGACTGGCGAAGTTGACGGACAGGGTGCGGTTTGCCGACAGGTCGCCGCCCCCCGTCAGCCCGCCGCCGGTGGCAACCTGCCGGGAGGTGCGAACAACGCTGCTGTTCACGGAAACCAAGGGGTTTCCGGCAAGCCCGCCGCCGTTCGTCACGGCGAGGCCGTCCCCGGCCGTGAGGACGCGGGCGGCATAGGTGTTCGTTCCCGTCCGCACCAGAAGGCCCGTATTTGTCAGCGCGTCGAACGCCGCCAAGCCTGCGGGGAGTGTGTAGCTGTCGAGCGAGGTCACGCCCGCGAGCAGGTTGATCTCGGCAGCCGTCGCCGTCACCGAAACGCCGTCGATGGCCCATTCCCCTTCTTCGAGGTCGGGCCTCATCTGCGCATCGCCGGAAAGCCGGTCGTCGATCTCCCGAAGGATGCCGTTGAGAGTGTCGCCCCATGTATCCTCGTCGGCCCCGACCTCGGGGGCGTTGACGTTCAGATAGGGCAGAAGGGGTCCGGGCATGGTGTCCTCCTTGGCGTCAGGCGGCCGGTTCGGAGCGGAAGCCCGCGTCGAGTGCGGCGAGGTTGGCGGTCGTCCACGCAAGGCCGGTAGCAGGACTGGTCGTCACGACCTCGCGCCAGACGTTCGACGGGCCGTTAGCCCCGCCCGGCGTGAGGGGGCTGGCCGACAGGTAATCCGTCCCGCCGATCCGCATGAGGCGCGAGGCGCGGGCAGGATGAACCGGCGTCATGCGCGCCACAGGCATGACCGCCTCGACGGTCCCGGCGGGCGCAGCCGTGTGGACGCGGGTTTGCCGAAGCCCAGTGCTCGACGCCGTGATCCCGGTCGCCGTATCGAAGTCGTTCACACTTCCCGGCGATCCCGTCCACTCGGCGTAGTGCCCGGCGCTGGCCGGGCGCAGCGTGGCGACCCGCTTGCCGACAGTGCTTTCCGTGGCGAGGATGACCTCCGAGACGTAAATGGGGTTCGAGCCGGAAGCACGTCGCCCGAGGCCGTTGCGAATACTCGCCGAAACCCATTGTGAAGACGATGCCGCCGCTCGGGACACGGAAGAAACCAGAGCACCATTCACATAGAACTCGGCTGTCATGTTGGAACCCGACCTGTTGGCCCGAAAATCCATGGAATATGTCGTAGCGGCCGTCGCCCCCCAATACGAACCGGAACTTATGGCGGTGCCGTCCGCTAACGCTCGATATTGGTAAGAGGAATTGACGTTGTTTTTTTCCACTATCCACCTGTTCACCGTTGAAGCGTTATCCGAGACAGAAAAAATCAAGGCGGAATTGCCGAAGTCGGCAGACTGCGTAGCGTGCATCCTGCAATGAAGCCAGATGTCGGGAAAACTGGTTTGCGACAGGTCGAGCGAAAAGCCGATAACGTGTTCTCCGACCTGCGGCAATTCGACCTGCGCATCGGTATAGGCCGCATCCCGGCCCGTCGAAGCCGTGGAATGATAGGCATCGAGCCCAAGCAAATGGGCGTGGTTTCCGGCGAAAAGGATCGACATGGCGACTCCCTCTTAGGGCTCGTAGATAACGTTGATCGCGGCCTCGGTGATGCCCGCACCCGTGATGACGTTGAGCGCAGCCTCGGTGATGCCCGCACCCGTGATGACGTTCAAGCCCTGCTCGCTCAGGAACAGTTCGTAGTCCGGCGGCGGCCCGTTGTTGGGCCGAACCCAAATCCCTATGCGCGCAGGCCATGTCATGCCGAGAGGTCTCCGGCAGCGAAGTAGATTTCAGCGGCGTCGATGCGGACAAGGCTCGCGGCGGAGTGCTGCGCGCGAAGGCCGAGGCCGGACGCCGAGTTCAGGGTGACGCCGATCCCCGGCGCAAGCGTGACCGCGCCCGTGCCCTGCCTGTAGACGCTGACCGTGCCGGGCGGCAGGCTGGGCGCAACCGTCACCGTGGTCGCGCTGGCCGACGTGCAAACGATCACGGTATCGCCCGCCATGTCGGCAGCGACCAGCGTGTAGGCCGTTCCCGGCACCGTGACAACCCTCGGGCTGCGCGCCACATAGGTGTTCTCGATGTTGGTCACGCGCGTGTCCAGCACCGTGATGTCGCCCTCGGCCGTCGTCAGGCGGGCGTCCAGCACCGTGATGTCGGCCTCGGCAGCCGAAACCGCCGTTTCGGTCGCCGTCATGCGGGTCAGCAAGTCCGCCACGTCGTTCTCTAGCTGCCCTACCCGCGCCAAGACCAGCGCGAGGTCGGCGTTGTCCCCCGCGTCGGCGAGCAGGTTGATCTGCGCAATGGCTGCGATGAGGCGCGCGAACGCCTCGTTCAGGCGCGACCGGACAGACAGCCCGCTATCTCCGGGCAGAATGGGCGGGATCGGGGCCTGATTAAGGGGCATCGAAAGCGCACTCCAAGATGTCGTCCTCGAACGTGCCGGTCGCTACGATCTCATACTCGGTGCGAACGAAGCCCTCCCCGTCCAGCCACGTCGCGGCGTCGAACCATGCGTTGAAGTCCGCCCAAAAGCCGTCCGGGTCGAGAATGAACTCCAACCAGCACGTCGTGTCCTGCTGGACCCCGTTTCCGTAGGTGCTCATACCCGCCTCGTGTGCGCGCGTCCATACTGAACCCGGAGGTTGCCAGCCCCGGCAGTCCCCAGCATGCGATCCGACATGGCCGACAGCGCCTGCATACCCGTCTCGTAGAAACTTTTCCAGACGGCGATACGCTCGTCCTCGACGAGGAACGGCGCGGCGTGCAGCAGTGCCCCGTAGAGGTAGAGGTCGTAGTGATCATTCAGCAGCCAGCTTGTGGGCGTGTCGTCGCTCAGCGCCGGAAGGCGCGCATAATACAGGATTTCGGCCTCGTAGGTGCTTGAGGTCGTCGGCTCCGGCCAGAGGTCGATCTGTGTGCCAGCAACGCGGAAGTGCGTCGGCCTGCCGTAGAAGGGGCGATGAAACCGAACCGTGTCGTTCAGGGCGTCCCCCGCGGGCTGGACCAGATGGCCGTCCACGATCAGCGTGCGGATTTCGATGAAGTCCTGCGGCAGTTCCTCGAAACGCTCGTCCAAGACAGCCCGAGACCGGCGCTCCATTCGCGGATCGCGCAAGCGCCGGTTCATGTCTGCCTCGACCAGACGGATCAGGGTCGGGCCGACAGCAGCCATGTCCTGCCGGTTCAGAAAACCGTTGATGTCGTCCAGAAGGGTGCTGTAGGTTGCCATGGCGCGGACACTATCATGCCCGCTCCCTCTTGCACAAGACCGCGGCCCCGGCGCATCAGCGGCGCAGCAGGTAGTCCGCCCAATCGAACGGCTTCGGAAACCACCGGCTTTGCGGGTCGCCGTGGACCACCTCGGGCACAACCGGGTGCCCGGTGGTCGCAATGGACCGCCGCGGGTTGTAGAGGCCGTAGTAGCCTTCATCCATGATCCGCGCCATGGCCTCGTTTACCGCCCGACGCCACATGTAGGTGTCCGACATGCGCATGCCGTTCTGCGGCTCGTTGTGAGCGGCCAGATAGTCGAAAATCTCATTAACCCGCCGATCAAAGCTGCCGTCGGTCACGTCATAGAACCTGTCCCGAGGCAGCAGTATCTCGTGGCGGTTCCAGCCGACACCGTTCTCCGGGACGTATCCGCCCGGCTTGCCGACGTTCACACCCCAATACGTCTGCGGAGGGTAGTTCCCGACGGCAATCAGCCCCTGTTCGTCCCCGCGCGCCCCGCGGCGGCTTTCCATGGCCTTCTCCGGGTCGATGACGGCGTGCCGATCCACGCTGAAATGCGTCAGCGGGAGCATGTCGCCCAAGGCGTCCATCAGCCCCTCCGCCCGCAGCATGCGCAGGAGTTCGCGCCGCCCGCTCATCGCCGCCAGCTTCGGATGATCTCGTCCAGCAGGCGCATCCGCACCGGGTCCGGCATGCCCGTGGGGTCCAGAACCCAATCAGGCAGCAGGTTGACCTTCTGATCCGCGAACACCGTGTCCGCGCCCAGCGCCGTGCGGTTCCGGGCCGCATATGGCCCGGAGTTCAGCCACGAGTTCTGCCCGCGCGTCTCGCTCGTCATGGCGCCCCGAGCCTCGGGGCCATACATGCGGGAGTGCTCGATCCACGCGCGCTCCTCGCCCTTCTGCCGGAAGAAGGGGTTCCCGGGGCCAAAGTGCCCGAACACGTCGTGGACCACCCGGAAGGCGTCGTTGGCCGTCGCGTCCGGCAGATCGCCCACACGCCCAACCCTGCGAAGCAGCGGATTGGCCGACGGGTCGAACGCCGCGTCGCTGCCGAAGCCGGTTTCTGTCGGGAATACCCACAACCGGCCATTCTCGATCATGTCGCGGTAGCCCATGGCCGGGGACCGCGCATAGGGGTCCGGCATCCCGGGCGGGATGAACCGGAAGTCGATACCAAGGTCGCGCAGCGCGCGATACTGGTCCATGGTCTCGTCGATCATGGCATCGTAGGACTGGCGAACACGCGGGTCAGAGGGTGCGTTCTTCATCAGGTCGAACTCGGCGGCGATCAACTCCGCGCGCCGCGGGTCGAACTCCGGGTAGACCTCCAAGGGGGCGTCCGGCATCCCTCGTCGGCGCATGTAGTCCAGCGCGGTGCGCTCGATGGGCGCGACAGGGCGCACGTCGATCACGTCGCGCTCCGGCCCCTCGGCGCGCGGGATCGCCGCGGTCGCCGGGCGGCCTTGCGGGCCGGACCCCCGCCCCGTGGTCGTCAGCCTGTCGCCGATTGCATAGGCATCCGACAAGGCGGCATCGGGCAGCCTGCGGGCCGCCTTGAGGGAGGCTCCGAACCCGAGAGCCGTCAGAAGCCCGAGCCCGGCGTCCAGCGCCGCGTCGCCGTAGTCCCCTTTTCGGGCGCTCTCGACAGCATCGCCGAGCATGAGCGGAAAGTCGAGGCCGAACGCCCCGAGAAGGCCCATCTGGCCCGTGATGTCGTCGAACATGCTCAAGCGCGGGTTTGAATACCCGCGCCCCATCACCTTCTCGGTCTGCCGGACGGCCTCGCGCGGGTCCATGCCCGTCAGTTCGGCCAGATTGTCCGCGACCCAATTCCGCGCCCGCTGCGAGAACGGCGGCGTGTAGGGCTGGATCGTCCCCTGCCGGTAATCCCTGTCGCGCTGTCGCATTTCAAAGAACGCGCTCAAGGCGCGTTCCTGCTCGCGCTCCTGAAACCTGCGTTCCGCCTCGGCCAAGGCAAGGCGTTCGGCCGCACTCAGCCGGTTCGCCCGATCATTCATCGCGGCCCCCGCTGCTCCGCCGCGTCCAGCAGCCCGAGAGGCGCGGCACCAACCAGCGCCCACAGCGGGATGCCGCGACGCTCCGCCTCCTCCCGCAGCCGGGGCGTGATCCTGAACGCCGGAACCGTCACATCGCCGTCGCTCTCGGTGACGATGTTGGCTGTGGTCCGTTTCGCCGCTTCGGGGTCATACCGCTTGAGCAGTTCGGCCAGCCTCCGCGGCACGATCTCTCCATAGAACGTCTCGTGGCCCGAAACCTTGCCGCCGGTGTGGCGCCTGACCAGCGAAGGCGTCGGGACGGTCATGTAGTCGGCGCCGCTGTCGAGCGCGCGGCCCAGTTCGCGCCGGAGGAGCATGTCAACCCACTTGTCCGTCGTGTGGACGCCCGGCCCCGCAGGCTCCCTGTCCCGCAACGGCCCGTCCAGCGCGTCGAGAAGCCCACGAAGTTCGTCCAGCGACTTAACGCCAGATCGCGACATGGCATAGGCCGCCAGATCGTCCGCGACCGCGCGGACAGGGTTTTGCAGCCCCGGCAGTTCCGGCTGCCGCGGGTCGGAAACATTCCGCGCGAGGGCGTTCAGAACACTGCGCGGCCGGTCGAAGTCGCCAAACCTGTCGCGCGCCGCGTCCGGGGAGGCCGGGTCGATCCCGCCCACCCTCAGAAACGGCGCCGTGGACGAGGCGCGGTTGCTGGACGACCCTATCACCCTGTTCACGGCGTCAGCCCGGCGCGGCGTTACAAGGCCGAAGGCTTCGACAACGCCCGCGGCTTCGGGCCTGTAGAAAGGGCGGCCCTCGCCCGCCACCGCTTCAACCGCCCGCTGCGGAATATCCCCGATCATCTCCGCAAGCAGGGTCCGGGCGTCGCTCGCCCGGCTCAGCATGTCCTCCTCGTCGAGCGTGCGCGCGCCCTTCCTCCGCGCCCGCTGCGCCCAATCCGACTGGATTTCGCCGAGGTGATACGCCTCGCCGCCCTCGCGCGTCGGGAAACGCGCAGTCCGCGTGTGCCCGATGATGTCTTCCGCGTTCCAGTGCGGGTCATCCGCCGTGCTGAACGGGGTCGGCACGGGCGTCATGTCGCGATCCAACTGGAAAGTCCGTTCGGTGTAGTCGATGGCGCCTTCGGGGTAGTGCTTGGCATACTGAACCCCCGACGTATCGGCGGCGCCCGCCAGACCAAGTTCGTCAAGGAGGTCGCCATAACTCAGCATGCTGGCGTCATTCCACAGGCTGTCCTGCGCCTGCGAAACGGGGTCCAGCCAGTCGTCAACGATCCTCGGGATCGTTTCGTCGGTCACGATGAGCGGGTCGGTCTGCCCTCTGCCGAACTCACGGGAAGGGATTGCAACAGCGTCATCCCCGTATGTCTCTTTCAGAACCGCGAGGGTGGCGTTCCGGTCATACGCCGCCGGGAGCGGGCCGCCCGGCGCCGCGTCCGCCAGAGCGATCAGGTCGTCGTCGTCCAGATCGGCCAGTCGAACCGCCCGCCCGCGCACGTCATCCGGCAGAACATCGGTTCGGAAATACTCGATTTCGTCATCCAGACGGGTCTCGACGAACCGCTGCATGAGGTCGCCCCGATCACTGGGAGCGTTCCGGAGAATCCCTTGCGCCGTCGCCTCTTCCTCGTCGAGCACGTTTGAACGGTCGCGCAGATACCGGACGATCTCATCCGTATCGACCGCGCCCTTTCGAGCGGCCATTTCGCGGTCGAGGCCCGTCCATTCCATCTCGTCCGGCTTGGCCCCGGCCTTGAGCATGGCGGCGCGCAGTTGCGACCACGCGCCGCGCTTCTGCCGCGCGCCGACCTCGGCCGCGGCGCGGGCGCTCGGGCTGAAAAAACGCCCGCCTGCCGACGGAACGCGGGCAGCGCGCAGCAGTTCGTCCAGAAGCATCAGCCCTCCTCCCCGGAACAAAGCAGGTCGTGATGCACTGCGCTCAGCGCGCCCAGCATCGCGTAGTGATGCCGCTCATTCAATCCGCACGAAACAAAGCCGTGAATACCGCCGGACCCCGCACCCGGCAAACAGTTGTTGCCCTCGGGCGGCAGGATGAGGACCACATGCACCGCCAGCGCCCCGACCGCCTCGGCGCGTTCCAGCGCGTCCCGCAGCGTCATCAGGACATGCTCGCGCTCGATCCGCGCCGCCTCGTGCTGCGGGTCCGGCTTCGGCCGGTGCAGTTCGACGACGTTCAGACGATGCCCCGCAGACGGCGCCGTATCGGCACGTTCCAGTCGGCCTTGGGAGCCCCGATCATCGTGGCCGCCTCGTTTGCCAGTGTCAGACATACCGCATCCGCCATGTCCGGGGACGCCGCCCCGTGCCTGCTCTTCATCTCTTCCTTGCCGAGGGCGCGAACCTTCCCCGATGAGGTGAAGGTGTAGCGGATCGAGGAGAGTTCGGCAAGCAGCGTCGGGTCGTGCGGCAGACTGGCCGTGCGGGCTTCGAGGAGCCCGCGAAGCCGGTAGAGCAGTTCCGTGCGCAGGTTGGCATACGTTCCTCCGAACGAGGGCACCTCCGACACGTTGATGCCGCGGACGGGCAGGCCGAGTTCCCGAAGCCGGTCGTAGACGCCCGATCCGAGCCCCACCACGTCCACCAGCATTTCCGACGGGTCGTCGCCGACCAGCCGGGCCGCGTCGTAGGCCGCCTTCACCCGCCCGACCGTCTCCATGGTGTCGTGCCCGCGCCACCGCTCGACGCCGATGATCGCCATGCCGCGGCGCCGTGCCAGCGCCGTGTAGTCCGCCCCGAACCGCGCCACGTCCAGCCCCCATACGGGCTTCGTGCCGGGGTCCGGGACGACGCTGCGCCGCATGGCGTCCTCGATCAGGGCGTAGGGCAGGATCGTGTCGTCGTCCGCTCGCGGAAACTCGCCCAGCACCCGAACCCGGAACGCCGCGCTGTCCTCGCCATACCGCGCCCGCATCTCTGCGACGAACTCGGCGCTGACCAGTGGGTTGTCGATGCAGGACCAGCGCCGCGTCCACCACTGATCCGCCAGCCGGGTCTGCGTATCGAAGAAAAATCCTCCGCTGCGCGTGGGGTTCGACAGCAGCACCGTCGTCGCCGTGTGCCCCGACATCGAGCCCGCCGCGGCCTCGAACACCTGATCCGGCACCGCCGATGCCTCGTCCGCCACCAGCAGCACATGCGGCGCGTGAATACCTTGCAGCGCCTCGGGGTTCTCCGCGCGGCTCGTCCGCGCCGAGATGAACGCCTGCTCCGGCGACGCCTTCAACTCGATGCGATCCGACTTGACCTCGATCAGCGACTGGATCATCGGCGGCAGCCGGTTCACGAGCCCCTTGAGTTCGGCGAACAGCGCGTCGAAAAGCTGCGCGCTCGTCGGGGCCGTCACGACCCCCTTGCTCGGATACCGCAGCAGAAGGTGCCACAGCAGCGCCATGGACGCGGCCGTGGACTTGCCGGTTCCGTGCCCCGACCGGACGGAAACATGCCGTATCGCCGGGTCTGCGACCGCGCGCAGAAACTCCGCCTGATGGTCCAGCGGCGCAATCCCCACAACATCTTTCGCAAAGGCGACCGGATCGTTCCGATACCGCTGGACGAACTCGACGAAAGGGTTACTGCTCATCCGGCGTCACGTCGATCATGTCCGGCGCCGCGCCGTCCTCAGACGGCAGGGCGCCGGGTTGCAACAGCGCATGAAGGTGCAGTTGCTGGACATTCACGGTCACGTTCGTCGCCGCAGCGGCGGCGACACCCGGCGCATAATCCTTCGGATTGTGCACCGCCGCCAGCCACTTCCGCGTGTTCACCTGCTCGCGCACGATCTGCGCCTGCGGACTGGTCAGCGCGGGGTTTCCGGCGGCGCTGTCCACAATGCTCATCGCCTCGCCAGCGAGACGGTCGGCGTTCAGACGCCGCCCGATGTTGACAGCTTCCAGCCATGTTTTGTTCGCGTTGACCACCTTCCACGCCAGACCATCGCTGCGGCCAAGCAGCTTCGCCAGCGTCCCGTAGGTTCCGCCGTCGGCCCACCACTTGGTCAGAAAATCTTCGGGCGTCGTGCCCCTCTCTTCCGCGATCTCGCGGACTTTCCGGATGGAGGCGCGCAGGATAGGGGTGGCTGCCATGGGGGGTTTCCTTGTCACGGTTTCTGTGTATGCTATAGCTTCGGCAGATTTTTTTGCAAGGGGCGGTTCGGCATAGGGCGGGGGCCGTGGGGGTCGGTGTCTGTGACCCTCCAAAAATATTACCCGGCTAAAATCGCGGCGGCGGGGGGTTTGCGCGGCTTTGTCTGATAAGGCAGATTATGTAAACTCGCCGGTCTAATAAAATCAATTACTTAACCGAGGGCCGTCGGCCAAGTGCCGGATTGTTGCCGCGAAACGGCCTAATCGCAGCAGAAAAACGACGCAATTTTAGCCACGCAGTCGCAGGGTGGCGCCGACGCCGCGCCGCGCCTAGAGCACCTCTAGACCGGCACTCGACAGCCCACAGCCCACAGCCCACAGCCCACAGCCCACAGCCCACAGCCCACAGCCCACAGCCCACAGCCCACAGCCCACAGCCCACAGCCCACAGCCCACAGCCCACAGCCCACAGCCCACAGCCCACAGCCCA